GAAAAGGGTTTTTCCAGATCTTTGCATAAAAAATGCACCAAACTCAGACTGTTCAACTGTTTGAATAGCAGCCAAAATTGATCTGGCTCCACCAGGATCTGCCTGCATTGTAGACTGACCTGGAAATGTGCTTCTCATAGATTCTGGGAAACCAGCAAAGTCTAATAGAGCATTTACTCTAGTGCCAGATAGTTGTCCTGCTGTACATCCAGGAACTGGAGATTCTCCTGTAGCCACATTATTTAAAAGACGGAATCCATCAACGCATTGCAAAACAACTGTAGAAGTCTGTTGAGCACCTTGATAGAAGCCAGTATCATATGAAGTTATATATCCAGCAAATATGTTAATTTCTACTGGACTTCCAGAAAGTTCTGTTTCTGCAAATATTCTTATTTTACGAAGAGGTACTACCTTTGAACTATTTGTAACTGGATCCCAATATGGGCTTGATGTATTCTGAGGGTTAAAGTCAGAATCAGGATCATTTAGCGTTACCGTCGCAGATCCAGACTCAAAGTTAGAAAGGATACGGTTACGGCCTCTACGAACAGTACATTTCATAACCTGACTAGTAACATCATAAATTTCTGTTGGAGCATCTGCTAAAACATTTGTATCTAAAATGCCATAAACAGGATCATCAAGAATAAAAGGATATGAAAATGATGCTCCATTAGCAAAGTCAATTTCTACTCTTAATACTGGTGATGCCATTTTATATTGCCTCTAGAGTTAGAGATTGACCATTATACTGACCAGACAACAGTCCTTGTCTAATTGTTTGAACTAAATCTTGTTCAGTAGAGACAGAGCCATTTACTGTTAGATTAACTGTAACTGGTGCTGAAGATGATGATCCAGACATGCTTGATGCAGACATAACTCCTTGTGCTGCTCTAAATCTAAATCTTTCATCATAATCCATTGCTGCTGATGCTGCTTGAGATGCTGCTAAATCTTGTGCTTCTTTAGCCCTAAAGTTAGCAAGAGTTGTTGCATTCTTTTGTACCTGAAATGCTTCTTCTGCTGCCCTTAGTTGTGCTGCTATTGATGCTGCACCAATTGCTCCAGATTCACCTGCTGCTAATGCACTTGGATTTACTCCTGCTGCAGCGATGGCTGCTGCTGCCGTATCTCCTGCTGCTTTGGCTGCTGCGTATGCTGCTGCTGCTGCAGTTGATTTTGCAGACGATGCTGCTGAGTCTGTCTTAGATCCACCAAGGCCTGAGCCATCTACCTTTGGCACAACAGGCACAACTACTGGAGGAGTTATTGTTGGTACTCCACCACTGCTTACCTTAAGTGCTGCAAGGTAGGCATTTAATGCATTAAGAGCATTTGTCCAACCAATCGCTGCAATATCTCCAGCACTAAGAATAGTTCCAGATGCATCAGCCTTTATTCCAATTTTCTTTATGTATTCAACAACCTGCTCATTTGTCAAGCCCCAATTTGACTTAAGAGTATCAAGATCTTTTTGGCTTAATTGACCATCACCTAATTTAGAAACAAAGTCAGCATATTTATTTGCTTCTTCTTTAGTCAATCCCCACTTAGTCATGAGGTTGGCTATCTCTGTGTCAGATAGTTTTCCATCATTTAGAGCAGCAAAGAAATCAAGGTATTGTCCTGCTTGAGCCTTGGTGACACCCCAAGCCTGTGCAAGTTTATCAACTTCCTCTTCTGATATTTTCTCATCTTTGATAGCAAAGATTGTGTAGATATATGATTTGGCTGCATCTACTGTTAGTCCCCATTTTTTAGCAAGAAGGGAAATTTCATTATCAGACAACTTCTCATCTGCAAGAGCAGCAAGAAGATCTGTGTATCTCTGAGCATTTTGGCTTAATGCATTAAATAGAGCAAGTTCTTCTTTTCTTAACTTAATTCTTTCTTTTAATGATTCATCAGCATCTTTTTGTTTAGCCTGTAACTTTTGCACTGCTGTTAATTGAATATTTTCATATTCATCAGCATCTGTTATCTTGACCTTATATTTGCTTTCAATGCTCTTTTTAAGAGCAGCATTTTTTGCATCAATAGCATCTTGCTTCTTTGTTGCAGCAGCATTCTTTGCTGTGATAGCAGCCAATGCCTTGTCATTTGCAATTTGTTCTTTAGTCTTTGTTATTTTTTTGGACTGAGTTTTTATGTACTTATTTAAAGCATCATCCATAGACTCAGTTTCTCGTGCAGCCTTGCTCATTGACAGTTCTGCTTTTGCTGCTGCATCACTTAGTTTGACTTTGTTGTTGCCCATGCCAAACCAATTGAATTGTTCTGCAAGTTTTTTAATTGCATAACCTAATCCAACTACTACTAATGCAAGACGACCCCATGGAGTCATAAAGATAGCCTTGTTAAGGGCTACAAAGCCTCTTGTTATAAGAGCAAGAGCACCCTTTGATTTTTGTGACCAAGCAGCAACTCTTTGAAATCCTTCAATTACCTTGGCTTGAGCACCACGGAAGAATCCTAGTTCTGCTCTTAAAGCAGAAAATGCTGTTGTGCTTCCTCTTGTTAGACCAGCCATCATCTTAAGGTCTTTAAACTTCTTTGCTGCCATCATGGCTATACCTGCTGCCATGCTGAATCCATTAATTGCTACTGCTAACTTGATCCATGTGCCAAGACCAAGAGGAAGAATAGCATTAACACCTTGAAGTACTTTATAGATATCCTGGAATGCAGTTACAACTTCTTTAATATTTCCTACAGTTCCTTGAAGAGCCTCATTTAGTTCATTTGAATTTTTATAAATCCAAAGTTCAAGCATTGGAACAACTTTTGCTTCAATATATTCTGCAAACAACATAATTCCAGGCATAAGTGCATAGCCTAAAGTGTCTGTAATCTGGTTAAATTTTAATCTTAATGTTTCTAGTTTACCTGAAAAAGTATTTGCTGAAGCCTGTGCTTGACCAGCACTGATATCACTTAATTGAAGCAATAGTTTTGAAAGATCTTTAGTCTTTACTGCATTAGCATCAAGAGGTAATCCTAGTTTTGTGAGGGCACCAAAGTTCCCGTTTACGGCTTTTGAAAGTGCTGCAGAGACTACGCTCAAATCCTTGCCACTTGCTGCTGCAACATCTGTTGACAAAGATAGCAATGCTTGTGCTTGACCAAGATCTCCAGTTGCTGTAACTAACTGCTGAAGAGCAGGAATTAGTTTTTCATTATCAATAGCAACCTGTAGTTCAAGAGCATCTAAATATTTAGAGTTTGCAGCAATCGCTTCATCTGTAGCACCTGTAGTATTGCGTAAAGCAGTGGCTAGTGCAGTTTGTTGCTTTTCATCTTGTGCAGCAGCCTTTACTGCATCTACTCCAAGTTTTACTGCATAGGCAGCAGTTGCAGCACCTGCAATAGCAAAAGATTTCACAGCCTTTTTGCCAAAAGCACTAATCTTCTTTTCTAGTCTTGCAATATCTTTTTGTGCAGCCTTAGTTCCCTTATCAGAATATTGAGTAAGAATTCGTGCAATTACTGCTGCTGTTGCCATGTTAGTTTACACTCCTATTCAAATTCTTTTGTAGTTTATCTTTAACTTTTTCAAATGCGTCAAACACATTTTTCTCAATTTGGTCTCTACGCTTATCCACAACTTTCCAAATCAAGCGTGAAGGCTTAAAAGTTTCTTTATCCAGGTTCTTAATAAAACTACCAGTTCTATTTACTCTACCTGCTAATTCATATATTACACCTGCTGCTGATCTATTCTTTATTGCACCAGCATTGGTTGTGTAATCTTTTCTTGCTCTACCCTCAGCCTTTGACACTGTTATTCCTGCCTTAATTACACTTTGATCCCAAGCAGGCCATCCAGCACCACCACGACTGCGAGGATTAGCAGGTGGTTGAGTTTTCCATCCACTTAGTGGAGGAGTTGCACTGACTTCGCCTTGTGCCTCTTTTTTAGCAGAGTTGAGTTCTTGGTTAATTACCTTATTAAACTCTTTCACTGCGGCTTTGTCAAATGCCTCTAATGCTTTTAGCGTTTCTTTGACCCCAGTTAACGCCATTGCATTCTTACTCATCAACCACCTGCATCCTTATTTTTTTGTTTGAGATAAATAACAATTGCTTCAAGAACTCCATCAGGAGCGTCTAGTAAGTCAATTGGAGATAAGCCAGTCTCCACAGAAATCATTGCTAACGAATATGTTAGGCTGTCTCTGTGGATTCTAAATTTGGGTCTACTACCAACTCAACACTGTCTAAAGTGTCAAGAAAGCCATCGCCCCAAGGTTTTACAACTTTTCCACTATCCTTCAATGCACTCCATGCAAGGAAGTAGATGTGTTCTAGTTTTTGATCTTCGCTAAGCAATTTAGCAAATCCTTTGCCAAATTTCTGCTCAAACGCTACTATTGATCGTGGTCGTAGAGAAAGTGTTCCCTCAAACCCGTCGCTAGTTTTTACCTTTATGTGTAGTCCGTCCATTTATTTTTGCCCCTTTTCTAAGGTGTTGTTGTTTTTGTTATTTCGCCATAAATTGGCCATGTAACTGTTGTTGTTGCTAGAGTTCCTACGCTTGCTGAAAGTGGACTCCACTCTGAGATAAGCACTTGGAAACTATATTGAGGATTTGTAGCACTGACAGCAGCATTTACTGGCCTGACTGTACAGTTAACTCGTAATCCTCTGTTGGGATATATTACAGATTCAAGTTGCGATACACCAAAATCTTGTTGTAGTTCAAGGCTTAAGGTATTTTCCTCAAGCCCTGCAACCATCTTTTTTGCAATATCACCCATTTGTGTGACCTCAACCAAGTCATAAACCGTACCAAAACTTACTGAGGTGCAATGATCTGAAATATCAAAGCCATCCAATATTAATCTGGGATTAGTTAAGACTAGTTTTGCCATTTGTTATCTTCTTACGCTGTTGTCTTTGTGACTGCACCAGTGATTGGCCAGGTAACAGATGCTGTTGCTAATTCGCCAACTGCACCGTTTAGTGGTGTCCACTCTGATACTACTGCAGAGAATGAGTATAAAGGATTTGTTGCTGAAACAGTTCCTGCATTTACAGGCTGTACTGTTACTGCTGCAACTGTACCCAATAGTGGGTAGATTGTTGCTTCAACAGATGCTGCATCAAAGTCCTGGTGGAATTCAAGTGTTACTGAGTTGTCAACAAGTCCTGCTACACGAGTCTTTGCTGCGTTTGGAACATTTCCTGCTGCTCCTGATACACCTGCGAATGCAGTTGTTTCTACTACATCATATGTGCTTCCAAGCGTTACTGATGCAATATGATTTGAGAGGTCTACGCCTCCAATTGTTACTTCAACATTAGTAAGTACTAATCTTGCCATGGTTATTTGTCTCCTTGTTCGTTATTTACTGAGTTAAAAACAGAAACTTTTGGTTCCTGCTGTGTTACTTGTGGTACTTCTTTTACTACTGGTGTTGCTTTTACTGCATTTGCGGCTACAATATGACCTGCTGCAAGAAGAAATTCAACATTTCCACCTGCCTTAAGTATATCATCTTTGGTAAGTTTCTCATCTTTTACCTTACCGCAAACTTTTGTGTTTGAGATTACTGTATATTCCATTGCTTCTCCTTAGCCCCAAATTGTGAGGTTATAGCGATATGATAAGAAAGATTGCTCACCAGATGTATATGTACCACTTTCTGCACTTATAACTCTGAGTGTGTCAACAAGGCCACCTAGTGATCTGTCTGACTCTAAAGCAGTTTTGATTGATCCATTACCACTTCCAGCCAGGAAATTATCAAGTTTGTCTTGTCCTGTTCTTTCTGATATTCTTTGAACAATCACAAATACATCAACAGATGCTTGGTCTAAGCCACGAGCATTGTCAATGTCAAATGTGAAATCTAGTTGTCCTACTACTGCACATGGCGGAACAATAACATCTGGAATCAAATCATAAACTCTCAAGTTTGTTATTGTTTGCAGATTTGCTTTTAAAGCATCTCTTACACCATTAATATTGGAAATAGCCATTAGAACGCCAATCCAAAGTTTCTGCGATATGTCTTTAGAAGCATCTCAACATCTGGATCTAGACGAGAGTTCAAACGAACTGTTCCTAGTTCTACAGATCCTGCAATACCAAATGGAGATTGCTTTCTAACAAATAATCTTGATGCCTGAATCTTGCAGGCTAATTCTACTTCGTAAGGAACTGAAGACCAGCCCCAAACACCAGTTATTTTAACTGTCTGTGGAAAGAAGTAAGGAAAGACATATGTTTGAATTGCTAATAGTCTAGTTATAGGCATACCTACTTCTGGATTATTAACAGGCTCATACATAAGATCTGTGTCTAAGTTCCAAACTTGTGTGAATGGACCAGACTGGTTTGCTCTTGATCTTACCTCTGTTGGTTCAATAAGGTCGTCAATCTCTAAATACCACGGACTTACAGGTGTGTAGTATTTTGTTACAGGTGCTGCTAATGTGCCTTCTTGATAGAAAGATCTTTGGCAATACTCATCAATCATACGACTTGCAGCAAGAATCGCTGCTTGGATATCATTATCATCCAGGCTGTCTTCAATCTGCAGTGCATTTCTCACATCTGCTAGTGTCGTATAGACATTATTAGGCTGTGAACTTTGTGCAAGCGTAGGTCTAGTCATTTGCTCCTCTTCTCCATCTTAGGCAACATTGCTTTTTCCATCTTAGGTAAAGCAGTTGCTGTTTCTTTTTTAATCCTGAAAATCTTTTTAATTCTTTTCATAACTTCCTTTTTTTTAAATGAAGGACAGGCCCGTAAACGGGGCAGTCTTTAGGCCTGTCCTCCACCTTAGATTACTCTAAGTATTGTATAGCGAACTATACAAATTAGAATGTAGGTGCTACAAGACCAGTTCCTGAGATTGTTGAGAATGCTCCAGGGTAACGGCCAGCAGTTGCTGCTGCGTATCCGTATACAACTGACTTGATTGTGAGTGAGCCTGCACCTGTTGCATCAAAGTTCAATGCGAATGGTGATCCAGCCTGCTCCCATAGGTGGAACTCTGGTGCTGTTACGCAGTAGATACGATCTTCATCTGCACCTGCACCAGCGTTTGTACGAACATTTGCATCTGCAACGATAGGTAGACCCATCAATGAGTAACCTGAGTTACCATAGAATGCCTGTCCGTTACCTGTAGCCATTGCGTTCATTGGTCCACCAAGTGTTGGTACGACTAATGGACGACCTGCTGAGTCAACTGATGCAAGCAAGAATGCCAGACGGCGTGGGTGCATGACCCAGTGTGTTGGGTTCATGAACGCATCTGTCTGTACTTGCTGATAAGCATCTGCCAACTTTGGATATAGCAATTCTGCTGTAGGTGATGCTGATGTAAATGTTACAGAGTTAGTTCCTGGAGTCTGATCAAGACCAAGAATAGAACCTGATGTTCCATCTCCATTTAGGATCTGGTTGTCAAGTGTTGTGTGCCATCCACGGATAAGGTCCTGAACGATGAACTGGTCAATGCCTGTTCCTCTTTCAATGGCCTGCTTTGAGATATCTTGCTGTCCTGCAATTGTACGAACATTTACAGTAAGTAGTGTATCGTCAGCATTTGTATTTGAGATAGCATCGTTTTCTGCAGCCTGAATTGCTGTTGATGTACCTGTAGTCATGCGTGAGATATTTAGTGTCATACCTGCTGCTGGAAGAGCCATCTTGTTTGTTGCGAAGTCTGCTGTTGGGCGACCTGCACGAGCAAGTGGTGCTGCTAGATCAACT